GAAAATATTTTTTTTCATATATACTTTATTATTAAAAAAAAGATACTCTTTTAAGACTACATTTACTTAGTTGTAAATTTTTTTGGCAATGTTAGATTAAATTTTTCTCCAAATCTAGAAAAAGTATCCTCATCAATTCTAGTCCAAACCGCACCATCGCTTCTAATGTAGTATTTTTCAATGACTTTATAACTTTGATCATTTATTGGAGTGATACTACGTGAAATCAAATCATTTATACATAAATGTTTTTTTAGATTAAAAACACCTGTAGAAACATCATAATCATAATTATTAAAATCCCAAAAATTTACTTGTCCTGATCCGTGGTCACTGTCAAAACCAAAATTAGATTTAATCCATACTCCAGTATCAAAGTCATATTCGTATTGATTAGTTCCATTATTAGTTCTTTCAAAATAACTTTTACTATTAACCTTGCCTTTATGATACATAATTTCATACTCCAAATTATTTTCCACAAAATAGTCTTTAGTAAACACAAATGTTTGACCATCGATAGAAACGGTATTTTTGGATTCAATAAAATAACTATCATTTTCAGATTTTAATATTTTCATCTCATTAAAAATTGTCTCTAAAGATTTTTCTTTAGTTTTACATCCAGTTAAAGTTAATAAAAAAACAAACATAGTTATCAAGTAAATAATATTATACTTTTTCATTTTTATAATCTCCCTTATTTTTATAAGTCAATAATATCATATAAAGGGGAGGTTGTAAACGCGCTATTATTCATTTGTTATGTTTATCTTTTTAGTTATTTCTATTAATGACTCGATCATGTCATCTATAATATTTAAATCAAGGTTTATATTATGTTCCTTTAAATATGCTTTAATGTATGTCAACACATACTTCTTCTTTTGAACACCTTTTTTGTAATTTTGTTCAGCAAACACAATAAGTTCTTTTATCTTCTTTTCAACTTCAACATAAGCCTTATAAAACTTTTTTGCTTTTTCACTTTTAGTTGCCAATATACCTAAAGCCAATCCAATGATCGTTAATACTGAAGTTACAATTGTTATTATTAATTCTGGATTATTCATTGTTATCATCCTTTTCTTTTTTACTAATTATTTCAAGAGCATTCTTTACTATTTTTGGAATAGGAAGTCCTGCTAAACTTGCGTTTTCAATAATACTTATTCCTTCCATAGAAATAAAGCCTATAACTGTTCCATCTCTTATAAATGAAGTTTCTAATATAATATCAAGCTGTGTTGCAACTGCTACTAAGAATAAAATAAATATCTTTTTAGATAAACCAATTATTCCTGCTCTACTACTTAGTTTTCCATTGTCTGTTTTCTTACTATTCTTAAAAACTATCGCTAAAATTAATCCACTCAAAAAGTCGATAATCATAAATATAAGTAAAGCTATCATAACTTTATCGAATCCTCCTAGTAAAAATGACAGTAAGGATCCAATAGATCCGCATATTAAAATAAGCACACTTTTAAACTTCACTCTGATCGCCTACTTTTAGACTTTCTCTAAACTCCTTTATTTCATCAAGTAACTTTGAAAACTCAACAATAACATCATCTTCTAATGATGCCCAGTTTTTCTTATAATTAGTTATTTTGTCTACTACTGCTTTAGGAATATCAACATCATATTTTTTTGATTTCTTAAAATTATCTATAATAGCCTTAACTCTATAAATATGATAAGCACGTTTTACTTTTACTTTTTGTTTGTTTATTAGTAAGTCATAATATTCTAAAAAAGCATCCAAATAATCAGGCAGTACCTTTTCAAATCCAATTGCTGTAAGTTTATTAAAGTCATTTTTATATTCTGGATTTAGATATATGATGTTTTCTTTTGCTTTAACAAAGTCATCAGCATGAATTAAATTATAAAGAGGAAGCTCATCAGAAATAGATTGTCTTTGAATAAAACTTTCTATGCTGTATGCAAAAATATCTATATCTTCAAACGCTGCATGAGTAATTCCATTTAAGTCATTAAATACAGCTACTATATCAACATCAGAATTTTTATCTGTTGTTCCATATGCTTTTGATCCACAATAATATGCGAACATTAAATCATTATAAGCAAACAATCCTTTTAATCTTTCTGTTATTATTTCGTTATTTGTTTTCTTCTGTGACATTTTCTAACTCATCCTCTCGTCTTTTTGAATCATCTTTTGCATCATCAAACCCTTCAACATTAACCTTTAGCCACGCATATGCAGCCTTAATAGGACTTTTTTCTATAAATAAACTAAAGTCAGTTTTTGGAACTTCTATATCCACTACTTCTAAAGGTCTATATTTTTGAACTCTTTTATCAACGTTTATATAAGATGCTAAAGTAATATTAACTAACTTGTCTTTATAATTAATACTTACTCCTATTACCCTGTGGTAGGAAACATCAATTCCTACATTTGAATCTAATTTTTTTATTATTGCCATATAAAGGCCTCCTTATTTATTTTTTTAATTTATGGTTTACACAAAGGCTCTCCCCAATCAAAGTTTTTTATTTCATATTCAACACCGTTGTGAGTTATTGCTTCTTTAAGGCTATAAAATTCAATATATTCACAAGCTGGAGCTCCTCCATAATAATCATAAAAATCTGTTGTGAATGAACTTATTGTTTCTATAAATGTCCCCTTATAAAGTCCACTTATATAAACACTAAACTGCATATCAATATTTAAACCTGATGGACCATTATGTTTAGCACTATACCGGATTATGTATTGGCTACCTATTTGTTCTACAACTAAATAAAATATAGAAATGGTTATATCTTGAACTGGTGAAGCTACTGAAACCTCATATACAGTGTTACCGTTTAAAGTGACTTTTGTTACTTCTGTGTTATTCAGCTTGACTAAATTCACATTTGTTGTGTTTAGTTTAATAGCCATTTTATTCTACCAACCAAATCTTCTCTAAATAAATGGCGGTTGTTGTATTAGTTGTCCACTCAATGTTTGAGCCACTAAAGTTCCCCACAAGATGTTTTACGTTTCCAATTGTCATCTTATTACTTACGGTACCTGAAACATATGCTTTAAATGAATGCGTTTTAAAGTATCTACCATCAAATACACTCCATGAATAAAGTCTGTCATAATTTAAACTTACACTTACAGATGTATTAGATCCCATTCTGCCTAAAACTATATGAGTCTCATAAGAGTCAATTCCAGTCATGTTTCTAACTTCAAAAGCAAGTATTTTATTATACAAATTAATGCTTTGATTTAAAGTAATGTTATTAGCGGTTATTGTAGTTGGGATTGTTCCTGAGCCTTCATATAATAAAGTCAAACCTCCACCTATTTTTACTACACTTGTACTTCCTCTGATAAAGACTTCATTAGTCATGGTGTTTATTGCCATTTCACCTGGATAAGAAAGATCACTTGTTGTAGGTTTAGTGGTCCCTCTTTTTATTCTTATGATTGGCATTAATAAGTTCCGCCATCAATTATAGAATCTGGTGTTAAGACTTTATCGCTGTTTATACCAATATACTGAAATAGCTTATGTGGTTTATATTCATTGTCATAAACTGAATATAATACTAATCCGTTATCTAACGTTGCATTATTAAATGCTGCTTTCGTTACCACTTCTTGTGTTTTTGGTCCATAAATAACTGTAGTATTAAAAATGTTATCGAGTATTGTTCTTTGATCTGATGACAAGTGATCTATACTATTTGCGTGAGTATTAAAAGTTGATGTTGCCACTCCACCAAGATCTGCTAAAGTGATCGTAACTGCACCAGTTTTTGAGTTTACACTTGTAACAGGTGAAACATCAGGAATAATGGATGTTGGTAGTTTATTATTAGCACCAATTAAAGGTACAGTTCCATTAGTTGTTCCTGTGTTTTTCTTTGATGCTGTTCCTAAAGATAATGCTGTAATTTTAGTGTTCATCAAAGTGTCAGCGTTAGTATCTGACAAATAACCAATATAGTCATCTATAACTAAAGGATTAGCTGATGAGCCAGTTTTATCCTTTTTTGAAATATATAAATTTCCACCATTTAAATCTACTAAAGGTTCTCCTGCTTTTATCGAACCTGAATTTCCAATAAGTGGTCCAGTACCACTTGATGTTCTTCTTTTTATTTGTATAACTGCCATTTATTTTTCCTCCTATCTATTATGCAAATAAACTCTATTTATTTTATGTGCACTTGGACATGATAAAGTTAAAACTCCTGCTTCATATTCCAAGTCTAATATATAATCTGCACCTGCAAATCTGTAACTTACCGAAGCATTTGAACCAATTGTTAAGAACAATAAAGAACCTGAGAAGATTATGTTTGTGCTTGAAATCACAACACTTATCAAAGCTCTTGAAATTTTATCTGAACTAATATTTGAAACAGTGTAAATCCCATTTGATACTTTTACTGGTTCAAGATCACTAACTTCTCCATCTGCTTTTAATTCATCTTTTACTTCTTGAATCTTCGTTAGACTGTTTTCGATATATTGTTTTTGATAATCGTTATCAATAGTTATTGAAGTTTGAGTTTTTGAATATGCACATAATACTAATTCATACAGTCCATCACCAGTTAATAAGTTTGTTTGTGTTAATGATGGATAGCTTCCTGATTGTTCTTTTAAATATATACTCACTTCATTGTTGCTTGTATTAATTCCAAGAACAACAAATCCTTTTTTATTTGAATCAAGAGTTATCTTTATTTGAGTATTATTTTCAACATAAACAACTCTTCCATAAACAGAAACATAACCATCTTTAAAAGTTATTGTGTTACTAGAAATTGTAAAATTTACACTGTTTTTAAAGTCTTTAACAATTCCTATTTGCTTTGAAAATAAAAAATGATAGAGTTCAGCATCAATCTTTGAATTAACACTTGCTCCATCAAATGTAATTTTTTGTACTCCCATTAAAATTCTCCTCCATCTAAATCTGAGTAACCCTGATTGTTTATAGTTACATTTCCAACATTGGAGGTTACTCCCTTAGTCAATATTTGTAGCTTTTCAGTAAGATTTAATCTGTATTCACCTAATGTAACAGTTGCAATATTTGTATCGTTAATATACTTGATTCCTGTAATAATGGAATCATATATTTTACCCTTATAAATGAATTCAATAAAGTCTCCTATTTCTAAGTCGGATAGTGCTTTAATAGTTCCTTTTTTATTTATTGTAAATGTTATCTGATGATCCTCTTTACTTACTGTTAAAATACTCTTAACTTTATCTGGAATATCTAAGTAATCATTATCGCTATATGTTTGAAGTTTTGATATAACTTTTTCATATCTTAAATTACTATTTACATCCTCGCTAATCGTTCCATCTTTTAATAAAAAATAGTCTTTAACATCCTTAAAGAATAGGTTATCTTTTCTAGGATGAAACGTCACTTTATTTACTTGTTCTTTACTTGAGTCGTTTATTTTTAAATCTTCTAAATATAGATTGTCACCTTTAATTTTCACACCAGATGATATCTGTACTATTCTTATTTGTAAACCTAAAAAAGAGCCATTATCAAAGACAACTTTACTTCTAATTGAAACTCCATACATCTTTGTTATTAGCTCTAATATTTCATGTATTGTCATAACTTTATCATCTTCAAAAGTTACTTTTCCAATCTTACTTGTTTCTTTACTTATTTGTAGATAGCTTAAGTTTTGTTTGTCATCTTCACTACTGATAAATGTTGTTCTTATAAGGTTTTCTACATAATCAGCAAGATTTCCTTCATAACTTTTAGCAATAACTTCAACTTTAAATAACTCTTTAAAATCAAAACAAGATATTATTTGATAATTACTTTCTTTTGATATTCCTTCAATCACTCCAAAGTAGAGTCCATTTTGTTTTACATACAAGTAATCTCCAACTTTTGCATTTAGTTCTTTTTTGTCAGTTTTAAATTCTGATCTTTGAGTTATGACTAAATCTAAAACTATCTCAAAATCATTAGCAACCCTTATATTATCTTTAACACTAAAATTAATTCGATCTAAAATAACTAATTCCATTTTATCCTAAATGATACTCGTATATAAATATTTTAAAGGTTGTTTCTTTGTCAGTTCCTGAATCAAAATCAAGTGTTAAATCAGTAGGTTCTAATAATATAAAATTGTCTTTTTCAAAGTCTTGCAGATGGTAGATATCTTCTTCTAATTCACCATCATAACTTCTCATATATTGTTCGTTTGGAATTGATGAAATTATCACCTTTGAATTACTCTTTTCTAAGTATATTTTTAATGATGTTAATTCCACTTCATTTTTCATTATTTTAAGTGTTGGATTTTTGATGTCTCCATTAATTTCAATTAGCGTTGATGCTGGTACTACTCCTTCAATTTTTAGTCTCGCCTGACCACCTGTTGTCTTAGTATATGAATACGGATAAATATATGGATACTTCTTTCCGTTCTGTTCTTCATTAAAATTAAAAATAAAACTTTTTTCTTTAATCCAATAAGTCTTTTTATTTAATATTACTCCAGACTTTAAATGTCCATCTACTATTTCTGTCTTAGTTAAACTAACTAAATCAACATACACAAACTTTGTATCATTTGCTGTGTAATAAAGTTTTAAATTTGTTGTTTCAACATTTAAATAATCTATGAGTTTTTGATATCCTTCATAACCATCTAAAAAGATAATATCAAATTGAATCTCTCCTAATGGTTCATCTTTTTTTACCGTATGATAAACATGATTATATTTTAGATATTTCATATTGTATGAAAATCCTAAACCACTAATATTTGCAATTAAAAAACCTTTATAGTAATTGAAGATAAACTGATCGCCTTTGCTATTTTCAAAATAAAATTTTCTTATCATACGAACTTACCTCCAAGTGCTCTATTTATTGAGTCAATATCGAACTCTGAAGATGAAGTATTAATTGTTACATTATTAGTTGTTTGGTTATTATTGTTAGTTGTACTTGCTTGACTATTTTTCTTAAGATTAAATGCATTTGAGAAAAAGCCTCCTATTTTACCAAAGGCTCCACTTACTTTATCTTTTGTTTTATTTGCAAAATCACCAACTCCACTAACGAGGTTTTTTGTTATATCAGTAACACCTGATACAGCTTTTTTAGCAAAATCAGTAACCTTACTTGTAGTACCTCCAATAAAGTCTCCAACCTTTGAAATTGCACCACTAACAGTATCATTTACCTTTCCAATTACGCCACTGAAAACACTACTTACCTTTGAAGCAACTCCAGATGCAAATTCTGTAACTTTATTAAATGCTCCACCCACTAAATTGGTTATTCCCTTAAATAGTCCTCCTATTTTTTCAGCTACTCCACCTAAAGCTCCGCCTATCTTGTCACCTATTTCAGATGCAAAACTAAATATTTTCTCAAATAATTTGATAATGAATTCTAAAACTTCAAAGATCGGTTCTAATATCTCACCTATTACTTCTAAAGCTGGTCCCAATATACTATTTAAAATATTACCTACCATTTCAATTAATGGCGATAACATTTCAAATATCTTACTTAAGAGACCTAACTGTTTAATTAATGGTTCTAAAATTATCTCTATTAAAGGAACTAATAAATCAATAAGTTTTGTGAAAATACCAACAACAATATCTAAAATTGGTTTTAAAGCTTCCATTAAAACTTCAACAAGTTTCATTATTGGTTCAAGCAACTGCATGAGAACATCAAATAACTTTTGTAACAATTCCTTAAAAGATTCACTTTGCATAAGTGCCATAACTACAATAGCTATTAATGCTCCTATTCCTAATGTTGCAAAATTTATACCAGTTCCAGCAAATATTCCTGCTGTTCCAAGTGCTTTAAAGATAACTGCTGCTCCTTTTACAATTGGACCAACTTTTCCAATAATACTTATTACTGGTCCAACTGTAGCTGTTAAAGTCGTAAGAGCAATAATTATATTCTTTGTTCTATCGTCTAAGTTCTGCCACCAAGTTATAGCTGCTTTTACAGTTGGTATAAGTCTATCTTGAAGTATATTCACAACTCCTGTCATTGCTGGAATCATAACTGTTGCAATTTCTACTGATAAAGCCGTTGTTGATTGTTTTAATCTATCAAGTGAATCTTTATACCCACCAACTTGATCTATCTGTTCTTCAGTGATAATACCAAGCATTCTGGCTTCTTCTCTAAGATTTGATATTTCATCTGCTTCCATACTTAAAATAGGAATTAAATCACTTCCCAATTTGTCACCAAATAAATTATTAGCAAGTGCTGTTCTTAAAGATTGGTCCTCAACTTGATTTAGTGCTTCTCTAATAATCTCAAAGGCCTCTTCAGTTGATTTACCTTCAATTTCATCCATTGAAATACCTAAAGCATGAAAAACACCAGCAAATGATTTAACATCTCCTAGTGCTACATCAGCTAAGATATCATTAACTTTTGAGAATGCTTTTTCAAGGCTTCCAGTTTCTACACCAGCCATTGTAGCTACATGATTCCACTCTTGTAGAGCTTCAACATTCATACCTATACTTTTAGCTGTTTTATTTAATTCATCAGCTGTATTTGCACCTTTTTTGGCTAATGCTGTTAAAGCAGTTACTGCTCCTAAGATTGGTGCTGTTAAAGACTTTGTTAATGTTCCACCTAGTTTTGATAAATTCTCAAACTTTTCATTGCCTAAAGCCTTCATCTTAACTTTAGTGGTTTCAAGTTGGCTATTAATTCTTCTTATGTCTGCCTCAGTATAGGCAATGTTTCTTTCAAGTTTTCTAAATTCTGCCTCTGATACAGTACCAAGTTTTAAACCTTCTCTCGCTTTTACCAATTGTTCGTTTTGTTTATCTAATCTTTCTTTGGTACCTTTTAATATATCGTTTAGTTGAGATTGTCTTTTTCTCCATAGTTCTAAGTTTGAACTGTCATATCTTAAGTTTGCATTAATAGCTCTAAGGTCTCTTTGTTGCTCTTTTAAATCTTTATTTATTTCTTTTATTTCATTTTCTAAGTCTTTACCATCAAGGCTCAACTTAATATTAATACCTTTTACTGTTTCAGCCACTAATACTCACCTCTTTTTATGATAAAAACAAATCGATATCTCTTTGCGTTGCTTTTCTAATTTGTGGTTCATCAGACATTGTTTGTAATTCTAAATTAACTAATTCTACATAAACATCAATATCGATATATTTAGCATCTTTTATAGAAATCCCAAGATGAGCCAAATTATAAATAATATTTGCTGTGACTTGCTCACCTTGAGACTCTATTTTGGGGATTCATCACTATTTATCTTATTCCCACCTAGCAATTCCGCGATTGTAAGAGACAGATTTTCTAATTCTTTAACGTCAGATAAAATATCAAAATCGATACTTTGTAAAAACTCATCAAAACTTTTATTTGTAAAAGGCTTATGAAGTACAAAAATTATCTTAAACAATACTTCTAATACTTCAGAGATGTTTTCTTCAGTCTCGCTTTGATCTAACTTTGTTATATCTTTAAATAGTTCTGTTCCAAAAATGCTGCGATATTCAATAATAGTAAAAAGTGAAGACTTTAATCTTAAGTCCTCACCATTAAATTTAATTGTTTTTTCCATATTATATACCTAAATTACCTACGGTGGGACCACTTGAGAAAAAGTTGTTATAGTTTGTGTCGCCAAACTTTGCGATAGCTCTAATAACTGACAAGTTCCCAATTTCAATAGATCTTGCTGTAATACTTAATGTCACAGAATTAGGTTCGATGCTTTCTGCTTTTGTTTTTGTTGCATCACTAATTGGTGAAGCAGTACATAAAAAATACCAAACACGTCTAGATTTTGCGTCTCCCTGTATTTCATAACCAAGTGCAAATGTTTTATTGCGATGGTTAACCACTTCTATTAAATTACCGTTTGTATCTCTTTCATATCCTAAAACATCAACTTTAAAATCATCATCAACTTCTGTTAGTTTTAAAGTAATATTAGAGCCTGAGTTAGATACTAATGTTGCTAAAATTCTATCATCTGCGTAAACATCAGTTTTGCCTGATATTACCTCAGCTGTTAATTCTTGCGCTCCTTTTAGCTTCTTTGGATCACCATATGTCCAAGAGTCATCTTCGCCAGGAGTCGCTATTGCATAATGAACATTTTTTAATCCGAATGTTACTTTATTGCTCATGTCTTTTTTCCTCCATTTTAATTTCGTAAATACGATAAAGACCACTATCTTTTAAATAAAACTCATTAACCATGTTAAATTCTAAGTCATATTGTTTAAATTTATTTTCAAGTGTTCTTTCTAAATTAATATTTTTATCTTTGGTTATTAAAGTTATTTGAATAGTTGATACTTTCAACAGATGTTGATCATCTGAAAATATCACGTTTCTTTTGCTTAACTCCTGATAAATGATTATAGGTAGTTTTATCTTTTCTTCAATTGATAATGCGTAGTAAACTTTATCTAGTAATACTTCATTGAGTATTTGATAAATAAACTCTAAATAATTATTTTCCATTTATTATATCCTTTATATCTTCTAACATTTTGGGAGTGAAAGCATCAAATGCTGGTCTTAAAAAAGGTCTAGGATTCACATATTTTCCTGCTCTATGCATAAATCCAAATTCGATCAAATGTATTAACATTCCTTTTTCTTTCGCATGTATTACGATTGTTTTATTATATCCAGAACCAACATCAGTCTTTATGAAATCATCAGCTAATGCTTTCTTTTGTCCACTTCTTGGTGCATTTTCTATAATATATTCTAAAATCTTATCAGCTGTTTCATCAAGTTTTGCTTCAAGTTCTTTTTTGATATGCTCTGAATAATCTTTTACTTCATCCATTATTTTTTCTGTTAAATTATCAAGTGTAGCCATCTATATCACTCGCTTTTAATTTTGTTTCAACTAAGTATAGCTCCATATACTGACCTGCAAAGTATGTTCTTTCAATGGAGTAAATAACATCATTTACAGTTGCATACTTACTTCCGTCATATAAAAAGCTTTGAATTTTAAGTGCTATATCTACTTTATATTCGTGCTTTTTACTCTCGTAATATTCTTTAGATGTAACTGATTTATTTATTCCTATTAAGTCCTTCTTACTAACAAGTTCCAGTCTATTATTCCCTAAATAGTCTCTTTTTGATTCCAACTTTAATAACACTATTTTTAGATTAGGACTACTTGGGAACATGTGTATCACCTTTTGTTAATGATAATTGTAATAAAAGCATTCTAAAACTACGAGGTAATTCTTTAACTGAACCATCTGTTTTAAATCCAAAAAATGTTTTACAGTAAATTAATACTAACGATTTTGTAAGGGGATTATCTTCTATATTTTCTGGATTTACGCCTGTAGATAAAATTAAAGATAGACATGCTTCAATATAAGCGTTTAACTCATCATCTGCGTATGTTTCCTCAATTGGTATTAATAATGATTTTTTTACATGTTCAAGTAGTCCCATCTATTTAACCTCTCTTATTCTCCTGGTGTTGCCGCTTTCTTCTTAATTCTTAAAAAGCCGTTATAACCTACAACGTTTCCACCAGTAAATACTGACGCTTTATATGAAATAATACCGTCTTTAAACTTATAATCTGTAGATTTGCCAATTTCAACTGGTGAGAAAATAGGTACTTCATAATTGTGTAATCCACCATAAGCCATTACATATTCACCAGCATTAGTTTTTGAATCAGTTAATGCCTTACAATATGAATTGATAATGTATGGAATACCATCAATAGTGCTATTAACATAGTCAATAGTATGTACTTTTCTACCTTCTGGCGTTCTTAAACCAGCAAATGCTCTTAAATCATTCTTGTTTAAAATTAGATAAGCGCCACCTTCAATTTCCTCATCTCCGCCATATGCAAAGATAATGTCATCTAATGTTTGATCAGTAATTGTTGAGATTTCTAATGGTTCAGCATCAGCTAACGCCACTGCTTGATCACTAAAAATGCCAGTAAACGTATTAGATGTTCCTGGTCCTCTTAAAATTTGTTCACTAATCTTTTTCTTTAAAGCAATGTTAATATTTTTAATAACTTCTGCTTGATATGGTAAGCTTGGTAATTTTTCTAACTCTTCAGTGATTTCAGTATAGGCAGTAACCTTTACCTTAGTAATAGTTAAATAACCAAATTCTGGTTCTGTTTCACTATATGATTCACCTTCACCAGTTAAACCAGCGATACCGCTACCTTTAATAAATGACTTCTTATATGTTTCACCACCGGTTAGATTAACTACTCTAACACGATCAACTAAACTTGAGACTTGTGCGAATGGATAAGCTGCAATACTTGGTGCAGTATGATCAGGAAGTAAAATCTCTTCACTTGATACTTGAATAACTCTAGATTCTTTTAAATCCTTACCTCTTTTTTCAAGTTCATCTTTATTAAGATTGTCTGATCTTTCAATCTGAATAGGATTGATTTTTGCTTTTCTTTGAATAGCAAGTTTTCTATCGATAACTTCCTCTTCTTCTTTTAAATCATCAATTTCCTCTTCTAGTTCTTCTAAAACTTCAATAGTAGCCTCTAAACCAACTAATCCTTGAATTTCGGTTAGTCTTACTTTAATTTCTTCTTTTCTTTTTTCTAAGTTCATTTTTACACTCCTGTTTTTAATTTTATATTTATTCTTTTCCTTACCAACGCTTCTCTTTGTTCTCGCTTTTCTAATTCCATAGCCTTTAGTTCTAATTCCATAGATTCTAAAGAACGAGCATAAATTGAAGTGCTGTCGTAAGCTGGAATATCAACTATTGAAACATCATAAAGTCGGTCAATTTCTTTAATATACCTTCTAGGGATATCTCCTTCATGATCCCACTCCTGATCTTTTACAGTAAAAGCAAAACTCATACTTTCTAAAAGCCCTGATTTTACCATCTTATAAATGTCTTTATTGTGCTGTGTATCTAATAATTCAGCTCTTACTTTTAGACCTTTCTCGTCTGAAGTTAACTGTAATGACTGGTTTTTTGTCCTCGCAATGATTAAAAAGGAATCCATGTGGTTATATTTCATTGGAACATCTCTAATTGCGTCTTCAGTAATTGCATCTGGACTAATAC